ATCTGACTTACTAGCGTTATATGTTTCAACGTTTTTGTTAATACCAGCATTTGTTGTATCGGCTGTATATTCATTGGTTGTTTCACCTGTTCCAGTAAGGTCTATTTGTTCTGTTGTTTCCATATCCTCTGGAGTGATTGCTCCTGGAGGGGCTACTGGAGTTTGACCCGTATCAGTTACTCCTAATTTAAGGGCTTGTTCCCTACTAATCTCTCCTACTATTCCCTCTTGTTCTGCTGTTCCAAATCTTTGTAAAAAACTTTCAGCTGTTTCTTTTCTTCCGCCTGGTCCTATTGTATAGACCTCGTTAGTTCCAGTTATCCTTACAGCTCCAAATATGCCCTTAGCTTGAAGTTCTGGGGTAAAGGCGGGGGATGGGTTCCAATCGGCTCCGAAAACGCTCTGTATGCCCGCTATGGAGCTCTCAGGCGTTAATTTATCTGGGACTACTGGTGATATTGGGGTCGGTGTAGTAGGAGTCGTGGTAGGAGAAGTTGGAGGTTGCCCTCCTTTATATCCCGCCGCTAAATATTCTTCGCCAGTCATTGTTGCTAAATCTGGGGTTCCTCCTGTTGGGGTTGATGTTGATGTGGGTGCTGAGCCAGCAACAATCTGTGTCCAATCAATCTGATGAGGAAGAATACCTAAATAACCAGACAATTCTGTTGGGTCTTTAAACTTTCTACCCGCTGTAGTTTGGATTTCCCCACCGACATTTATTAAACCTGAATAATTAGCCATATTTATTTCTCCTTTTTAATTGGTTTTTTAGGTTCGTTTTCCGCCATTATTTTGCCAATCTCTTGACTGTCAGCTTGTATTTCCTGTATTTCGTTAGATAATCTTTGAGCCAAGTTAAGGGCATCAACAACATACTGGTCTTTTATTTTAGCCAGTTTTTGTTGGAGTTTTTGTGTTTTTCCTAAATAGTAATTTTTATCGGTTGCCATATTTTTATTCCTTGTTTAATTATATATTAATAAGTAGTTTAGTTGTTGACATTGCCATTCCAAGTTTTCTGTTAGTTACTAATTGTCCATTTATTGTATCTGTAGGATGAACTGTAATAGCACCTTGCACACCAACATAATATTGCATAGCAATTTCTAGTCCAGATTGGGAATTATCTATTCCTCCGTTTACTTGCAATTTACCATTATTCTCAGCAGTAACTGTTTCCTTAACTATACCTAATATCTTTGGTAAATCATAATCCCCAGTAACATACACCAATTCATTGTAGGCAATATCAAAACTTACAAATCTATTGTTAGCGAAAGAACAAAATGCATCTGTACCTGCTTGGGGTTTTATATTATCTAAAATTTGAAAGCCGTCTGATGTTGTCATTGTTGGAGTTACTATCTTATCATCATACATAACATACCAACTATTCGGAGACCTTAATAATTCAAGGTGTAATCCACCAGTTACGCCTGTGGCAACTGTTGTTGTGTTTGTGTCATTAAATAAACCTATTGATGTAACTACTACTTTTTCTATTTTTAAAGTTGTGCCATCTAAATAGAGTAAAGCTCCCGTACTGTCGTCGTATGCTCTAAAAATATGGCTGCCAGTTCCTGGTAATGTATCAGTCCCATCTGAACTTTGTGTATTTGTTGAAACTGATACTGTGTTCCCTGTTGTACCATAAGTATAAAGAATTCTGTCAGTCTCTAATTGATAACCTTTTATTGTAGCATCCTGACTACTTGAAATTATAAGTTCTGCTCCTTTACTATCAAAATATCTTCCATCTGGATGAATTGAACCAACTACTGAAATTTCATTGGTATTGGTCGTGTCGTAAGCGATTGCTACTATTTTATCATCTGCCACCTTGCAAAGTCCTCTACCTGGGAATGTTTCAGAGGCATCAGCATCGGATACTGTCCACCCCATATCATCGCCAACTCCAACTGCTATATTCGTTCCAGAAGCATCACAAACATAAACTTTTGTACTGGCTTTGCCATAACTATAAGTATTGTCTTGAAACATTAAAGCGAAGAAATCTGCTCTACCTGTGGCAACCATATCTATAAATTGACCACTTGGTCCATTAGATGAAGAAGTCGTTTTATATTTAACAGCAGTTCCAAATGACAATGTTTTCCCTGATATAAGTGCTGACCTTACATAATGCTCAACATCGTTTGGACCACCACCTGCGGTATTATAAGCACGATATTCAACTATTATTTTATTGTCATCAACTTTAATCGCTTTATGAATAACTTTATTATACGCACCTATAACAAATCCGACTGTAATATCGCTGTATCCAAATAATTCCATTAGTTTTGCTGTATCACCATCATTTATTATACTTACTAAATCACCAGCATCTAAATTCTCATAAGCTTCAAATTTATGGAATGCTTCTATTGGAGTAGAAATTGTTAAATTAATTCCATCCCAAAGTAAATAATCACCAGTAGATACACCTAATGACAATTTATAAGCATCTGTGTCATATCCCAAAAACCAACCTGTTCCTGTATTATATGCTGTCTGTCCTCCTCTAATATGTCCAGTTATTCCCACATTTAATCCTGAAGTTCCTACATTAATTACTGTATCAGAAGCTCCAAGATAACCACCAGTAGCGTTTATCGTTCCTGTCGCCGTAATACTTGTAAAAAGTGCAGACCCATCTTTTTCTATCTTAGCTACTGCACTACCTATTGCAGTTGCACCCCACCAAGCATTACCAGTTGTATCAACATGAAATGAATCAGCTGTTACTTCATCTGGAATATTTAATGAACCAATTGATACTGTACCTGTAAAAGTTCCTGTTGCTCCGCTTATATCTCCTCTAAAGTTTCCATCATTAGCTTCTATATTTCCATTACTATCTAATCTCCAACCAGATGAACCTGCGTGAAAGTTAGTTGACTGTAAATTACCAATACTCATTATTGAACCATTTGATGATACTTGTATATTCAAATCTGCTGGTGGTGGGGTAGGAGTGTTGGCTACTGGCGTTCCTTCAACATCCATTCCTTCTTGAATGTTTAAATCTTCTAATGTGATGGGGACCAAATTCGGTTGTAATACATTTGGTTCAATCATTTTATTTGAGTGTGAGAGTTCTCCACTCTAAAGTGGTTCCTGAACCCGTGGGACTAATTTTTATTTGTATAAACTCACTTGCTGGGATATTCGCTGTAACATTATGGGATAGAACTGCTTTTATTATCTCAACTGTTGATGTTACAGTTCCTGAAAAAATATAAGTTCCAATTTCTGTGAATGAAGCTGTTAAATTTGTTCTATATTCTATCTTAATTCCCTCACCAGTTCTTAATAGTCTAGCTAGTTGAAACTCTAATTGTGAAAATTGTCTTGGTTTAAGATTTGTTCCTACATTATAAAATGGGCTAATAATATAACCAGCATAACTTGTATAAAATGTTGCTGTGTTTGTTAAATCAATTCCATAAGTCGTGTCTTTAAATCCTACCAATAACTTATCGGTATCCATTGGAAGTATTGCTCCAATCTGAATTGCTGCTGATACTCCCCAATTACCTGAACTAATACCGTGTTCTAAATTGAGTATATTCCCTTTGCTTGTTTGAAGTAAGCTCCAAGTTCCCATTCCGTCAATCACTGAAGATGAACCTAATCCGAAGAATAACTTGCTCTTGAAATTAGCAATAGCTCCAGGGAAGTAAGTCAATGGAATACTCCCGCCAGTATCTACAATGCTCCTAGGTATCTGTCCGATAAGGTTAGCAATAAGTCCCTGAGAACTATAAATTCTACCTTCTGTTCCTGCTAAAATGAATAATGTTTGGTTAATGTTTTTGATAGCGTGGACTCCATTTTCTTCCATTACTATTGGTTGTCCAAAAGATGTTGAACTTCTATCCCAAGGATAAATTTCAGCTATTCTGGCTGGAGTAGTTGCTCCTTGCCAAGTTCCGCACATCAGGTTATTTCCCAATTCATCTAAACATTTAATCCTGTATCTTGATGGTAAATCTAATGCTTTTTGTGTATATGTAAAAGTCGCTCCTGTTCCTGGAGCAAATGTTTGTCCAGCAACCTCTTCTAATGAGAATACATACTTACCTGCTCCACCATACATTTTGCCGTCATTTTTTGAAATAATCATCGGATGCCATAATAAATCAGAATCAATCGCTTGCCAAGAGTTAGACCAGTTAGCGTTGGTTATTCCTGTCGCTGAACCATCTCCGCATATATCTAAAAAAGCATCCCGAGCTACTATTAAATAGTTTTTAAAAATAACTAATCCGTTGCCGTGTCCTCCAGAGGTAAATCCCGTCATTAAAGCCCAACTTGCTCCGCTGTCATCTGACTTATAAACTTTACCCCCACTATCTAAAGCATAAACCTCTGCTGGAGTTGCTGGATTTCTAACCATCCATTGAGGAGTTCCAACTACAGTTGTGCTTGATTTTAAGTCCATAGCATTATTAAGTTTTGCTATGCCTGGGATACTTGAAATGTCCATATTCCGCATATCAGCATATCCAAGATGTGGACTTGGTCCTATTCCTATTTGAGGGTTGCTTATAACTAATGGTTTTTGTTCTTTTTTCATTTGTTGTTTTGTTGTCTAATTTCTAATCTTGGTTTTGTATCTTTATCTCTTGTCGCAAAATATTCTTGAATTGCTTCTTCGCCTATCGCTATTTGTGAAGCTATTGTTCTCATTTGGTCTAAATTCTTTTCTATTAAGTATGGAAGTGAAGCGTATTGTGCTAAATAGGAGTGGTGGATTACTGGTATTCCTGGAGTTTTGCTTGTTTTTACATAATAGTGAATGCCTGAACCAGCCGATGAGGTGTTGATTACTGTTCCGCCCAATGTAGCCGCCAATGTAAGAGTATTTGCTGTTAATACTTCTTTAACGTAATATACCGTATCTACCGCTAATCCCGTTGGAAGTCCTCCGTCAGTTTCAAGCATAATCGTATCGTCAGCTAATAATCCGTGGGCAACGTCAGTTAATACGCCTGGGCTGGCATTACTTATAGTAGCAGCCAAAAATTCAAACTTACTTGCTGGTCTATTAAAATATGCGAGAAGTCCGTCTGTTTCGCTATAATCTGGGTTTGGTCGTAGATAAATAAAATCACCATATTTAATATAGTGAGTTGGTGTGCCTGATGAGGCGTTTACATATAACTCTTGAAAGGTATTTGAGCTTATTCCGCCCACTCTTCCGCTTGTGTTTCCTGAATAAATCTTACCTAAGTCGTCCATCTTTTCTGGGATTAAAAATAGTCCAGCTCCAGCACTGTCAAGTATTTCAAGTCGTATTAAACTTAAAAGGGTTTCGGTAAAAGCACTTAACTTATATCGGTTAGTTCCTGATACTATACTTTGAGTATCAATTGGTGGTGATGTTTCGTTTATGTCGTCAAAGTTCCATCTGGCATCTGCTGGAAAGGCGAGATGTAAATATCTGTCCAAAGCTGAATTAACTCTGGCTATTATATCTCTGATTGTGTAGTTATTTTCGTTTGCTCCACAAATTCGCCAAACCTCGGAAATTATACTATCTTTTGTTATTGGATTATAAAGCTGCATAAGTTTTTTTTGTTAATTAAAATTGCTCATCTTTGCCCCTTACAAGGAAAATGGGGCAAAGGGAATAATCAATTACTGTAAGTTCTTCATTACTTCTACGCTCCAATATCCGTTGAATGTGTTTGCAGGATTTGTAAATCCTTCTAAATCATCTGCATCTCCAACATTAGTTGCTACACAGTTGAAGTAATCGTAATCGTGAGTTAATAAAATCTGCGTTGCTGAACCAGTTCCAACTACACCAATACCATCTGTGGTTGTGGTTTGGTTATTGTTATAAACACCCAACGTTGAAGTTGCGAGTGTTAAATTAAATAACTCATAAGTTGGTGTTGAATATTGGTCTGATGCTCCTCCACAAATAATAACTGCACTTGAAGTAGATACTCCTGTAATATCAAGGTTAATTGATACTGCTGTTGAAGTAGATACCCAATGAGTTGCATTGTTGTAAGTTACATCACTAGTTGAGGTTGCTTTATCTTGGTCAACTGGGTTTAAGAATGAGAATAGAGTTGTTGTGGCGTCTGAAAATTGACCGCTTTTAATCCAAGTTACTCTATTACCTATCTTATACCAATCTGTCTGGAACGTTCCTCCTGAACCAGCAAGTGTATCTTCTACTGGAATATCAATTTTGTCTGATAAAGATAATCCTAATATCTCACCTGCTTTGTCTGCAATTCTGTCCATAAAGGAGAGGTTAGCACTTGCGATGGAAACCCCACCGATAAGAGCTAATGATAATACTCCGATTAGAACAAATTGTTTAGTTGTTAATTTTTTCTTCATATTATATACACTCCTTTAATTTTCTATCAAACTCACCAGACGACTTTTTAATCTTATATTTTTCTGGATGTTGTTTTTTATATCCTTCCATTAAAGCCTTGAATTGCTCCTTTGTATGAACTTGTTGAACGTTTGTGACTGAAGGTCTTTTATACCCTTCGTTTTGATGTGTATCAATAGGGTCGTTTGGGTTTACTAGAGGTTTTGTTTCTGTATTTTCAGATGTTGGGTCACTAATAACTTCTAATAATCTAGCTTTATTCATCTTAGCAGTATTTTTAATGCCAAGCTCTTTAGCTATTTCCATTAGTTCTTTATTAGTTTTGCCTTCTGTTTTAGGAACCTTTGTAATTGGTTGAGGCTCAAAAACTTCAGGTTCTTTCTTTAACTTGAAATCGCCATCTTCAACTGTTGGTTGAACAACTTCAACCTTAATAACCTTTTCTACGACAACCTTTTTAGAAACCTTTGGAGATTTTTTCGTAACTTTTTTGGAAGTTTTCTTTTTTGTTTTAACCATATTTGTTTAGCTTAGTTTCTTTTAGGGGGCAAGATGTGGTGTTAAACTTCTTTCAGATGGGTGAAATTGGTTTAACACCTTATCTTACCCCATAAGAAGTTTAACTTAAACTATTTGTCCAAGCAAATTCCTTAAAATATTTTTTAGCAGCTGAATTATATGCTTCAACTGCGTCTAATATATTATCAAACAGACCTAAATGCTGATATTTACCATTAGCCATTATTCTTGACGTCCATTTCTTGTTTTGTTTGTGCCACGATACTCCCTTATATCCACATTTATTATCTTTTCTTGGTCCACGGTTCATCTTATTTTGAGAACTCGTAGCAAGACGAAGATTTGAACGCTGATTATCTAGACGATTCCCACTTATATGGTCAACCTCTAAATTTTCTGGAGCATTCATTATTAAACGCGACATAAGAATAGTTCTTTTATTTATTCTCGCAACTACTGTATTTTCTTTACTTACTTGCCAAGAAAAACTATTAAGATACTTATAATCAGTATCATCAACCATTATTTTTAGTTTTCTCTTGGCATCTGAACGTTTTTGTCCTGTTTTAATATATTTCATAAGTATTGCTTGACACAATCATATAATTGTGTTCTATGTTAATGTTATATCAATGGTTAAGTCCTGTGTGCTTGTCCATTGCTTAAAGCCACAGTATCCATAGGTTGATATTTCTCTACCAGTATAACCAGTTCTTCCAAACTCGTCATAATGAACTCCTCTTGGAGCGGCATACGTTGCTGCACCTTTAACTCCGAAAACTCTGTGTCCTGAGTTAGTCCAAGTCTTAGTTCCTGAAGCTGTTGAGGTAGTAGCATCTGCGAATGTTCCTGTTCGGACAACGTAGAAGTCAATATTCATTTGGCTACCGATGTATCCGTTCTTTAACCAAGCGTCTGCTGTGTTAAATCCTGCTGCTCCAAATGCTTGAATAAATCCTGGAAGGTCTGTGTTTTCAATTACTAAGTAGTAATTCTTTCCAGCATTTGAGAATCCTGCTACTTTTGAAAGTAGGTTGGATAAAATAGGAATAACGTTAGCTGCTGTTGTGAAACCGCCTGCTGGAGTTGTGTAAGCTCCATTACCATTTGTACAAAGCTCGTTTAATGCCCATTTGTCTAATGCTGTAGCAATTGAGTTGTTTTGCTCATCTATCCTATTCATATAAAGGTCAAACTTTGAGAAGACCTTTTCGTGATGATAGATGTGTTCACCAACAACAAATTCGTCTGTGACAATCAAGCTGTCATCAGCGATTGTGAATGTTGCTGGACTATATGTTCCTGTTAGTGTTTGTACTACTGTTGTAGGTTGAGAACCATAAGGATTGTTAATATACATATTCCCAGTTCTATCAACTGTACAAACTTTTTCTGCCACTAATGCCTTACGAAGTAACTTATCAAACGATGCAAGTCTGTACTTGCGTCGGTGCATAGTAAATTCGTAATATGTGGCGGAAGTCATTGTATTCGCCATATTTAATCGTTGCTCCCATCAGCGTTAATTGATTGAGTCAACGATTTACCCTGAGGCACCCATCTCTATCTTGACTGTTTTAAACGAGAATCAACTAATGCGTCGTAATCTTCATCTGACTCTAAATCTTCGTATTTGTTTGCTTTGTCTTTAATGGACTTTATTGAAACTTTAGAAGTTCCACGTTTGCCCTTGCCAGTTGAAGTAGCTTTAGCTGTTTTTCGTTCTTCGTTTCTATTCTTTAAGATAGCTTTTAGGTCTTTATCTTTCATAACTTCGGCGACAGATACACCTTCGCCCTTTGCGAACTTGGTGACTCTTTCTACGTCGTCGTCGTGAACTTTTGATAAAGCTCTAATATCTTGTAAGGAATAGTCATTTTTAGGAGTTGGTGTCTCCGTTTCCTTTGTAGGAGTTGGGGTCTCCTCTGGCTTTTTAGAAGGCTCTACTTCTGCTTTAGCTTTGAGTTCTTTACTCTCGGCTTCAGCTTTTTCGGCACGAATTTTATAGTTGGAACTTAATTCTTCTGCTTTAGCCAACCTTTCGGTTGTAGCGTAGAGTTTTGGAAATTGTTCTCCATCTATTTCTTTAAGTGCTTCTGTTGGACTTAAGGTGTCCATCCCTTTTTGTGTTGTCATAGATTTGTTTAAGGGCGTTATTCTCGCCCAATTAATTAATTATTTTTTATTTTTAATGCCGTTAACTTCTTTATTTTCACATCTTTTTATCCAATTACAATTAGCACAAAGAAGTTGGTATTTGTTCTCTTTTTTTAAGAAACTTTCTATTACCATCTTATGATAATTTTTCTGTTGTCCAATGAACTTTTTTTTATTTCTTTCTTTATTCCCACCACCATTTATGTGGTCAATCTGTAATGCTCTGTAATCATTAAATCCACACATTACACATTTGCCACCCATTATATCTAATGTATTACTTCTCATTTTTCTCCTATAATCTCGGTTATAATTATCAACATAACCTTTCCTTTTTTCGCCTGTAGTAATACCACCCTTATAATTAGGATTATTTTTTCCTATTTTTTCAAGAGTTTCTTTGGAATAGATACCTGTCTTGCCTTTATTCCAAGGAGTTCCACCACTTACAAAAAGCTTTTTTTTCATTTCTGGTGTTCTTTTGTAAATTCCTGATGGCATATATTTATATTTTATAGTTGCCCGCAAGTTCCGTAGCTTTAAATAGCTTTGGATACTTTTCGCCGTCAACTTCAGATTTTAAGATGTTCTGGTCATCAATTTTTTCTGCCATAATTATAGGATATTTTAAGGACTCTCCTTGTCCAATTATGATTATTTATTCGAATCAAGTTTTTTAATCTTATCGTCATCGTCTATCTTTGCGTTGTTTATTGCGATGACTCTTAATTCATCAATGTATGCGTCTATGTGAAGTAAAAGTGTGTTTCTTGCTTTTAAGTCAGCGAACGCTTCATCTGGGTCTTTCTTACTGTTAAATACAAGTTCTTTTAGTCTTATCGTATTATCATCAAAGTTTCCTATTAATCTATCAAACTGTTCTTCTAGATATCTAATAGCTATGTCTTGGGCTTTCATATCAAGGTAAACATCTTCTGCGAGTTTCTCATCTGTCTTGATTGATGTCCACATATCTCTGTTCTGGTAAAAAGGTGAGTCGGCGTTTATCTCTGGAAGTAGTTGTTTGCGAAGTAGTGCTATTGTTTGCTGTGAGAGTCCGTCAATTATATTTTGTTCTTGTGGTTCTAATTCAGCTTGTAGGAAGAACTTGCGGACTGCCTTGAGCACATCATCATTTTCAAAAAATGTATTTGAGATTAGCGATAGTTCTTCGGTTGTAAATCTTGTATTTTTATTTAGGTCTTGTAGTTTGCGTTTTATCTGCTTTTTTTCTGTTTTGTTCATTGTGTTGGTTGCATTGGTTGCTGACTAGCTCCGACCTGTCCATTTTGTGGACTACCCATCTCTTGGGGAGCTGGTCTTGGTGCAGGTCCTGCGAGTTCCACTGGGGAAACTCCACCTGCTTCATTCAATATTTTAGAAAATAATAGTTTTGCCCTAGGGTCATCTAGCATTTGCGGATTAGCAGCGAGTGATTGAAGAACGGTTGTTAGAGTTGCCATTATTGCTTGTGAGTCCTTTGCTTCACCTGTAATGTCGTATTCAAGTTCCCATTCTAAATCTTTCATTACTTCTTTCCAAGTTTTGTTAGGGACATCTGACGGTTTGATAAATCTTTGATTACCCATAGAGGATAAAGCGTTTTGGATTGTATCGGTAGCAATTCCTAATTCTTCTTGTTGTTGTTCTTCAGTGAACGCTTTGCCAGAAAGGATTGCGTCTTTCATCTTCTGATTGACTACCTTAATAGCTTTGTTCGGGACAAATCTTGCGTCTAGGGCGGCTACTTGGTGGTCTTCTAAAATCTCGGATAATTCTTCTGATGTGTTCATTTTCTTTTTAATGTGAGGGATTATGTAGTCGGTTAGCATTTGTTTTAAATAGAGTCCTTTGTTTTCTGTCATCTGTTCAAATAAATCGTGGGACTCTTGGAGGAGAGCTTCTGTTTGTCGCCAAGCTGTTCCTGATTTGGCTGACATTCCAAGCATTGCTTCTGATACTCCAGTTATTTCGTTTCCTATTTTCTTCCATTGGTCTCCAAAGGATTGGAGAGCTTGTATATCTGCGTGGTTGTCTATGCGTGTAAGGGGCTGGTTGATACCGTGAGTAAGTATGTCGCCTGTTTCAATAGAGTCTAATACATTTCTGCCAGCAAACTTTGTATCTGCTGTTTGAGTGATTAACTTTGAAGCAAGGTCTAGTTGGTCTTTGATATTCTTTGAGGTGTGGTTTTCCATCCATTGAGCCATAAAGAGATGTTCTACTGAACCGATTGAGAGTGTCCTGCCATCAATAGGGATTAGGTGTGAAATCATATAAGGGTTTTTTTCTTCTCTGCCCATATATAAATCGTAGTCGTCCCATTCTCCTTCTTCTTTTCCTTCAAGAAATGAAATGACGTGCATTTGCTGAACATACTCATCTTCATCTTTTTTGTTTCCTGTAAGATACATTAATGATAATTCGCCGTGAACTTCATATATTGGGATATAGTCAGCTTTGTTATCCTTGTCCTGTCCATCAGAAGTTTCACGTGCCTCTAAAGCGTCTAAAAGTTTTTCTACTATTTCTTGGTTATAATCTTTTTTAAGAAGTTGAGCGGGTGTCATCCATATCTTTTCAATTTGAGGATTACTTTCAAAATCTACTGCGTCAACTATCATTCTTTGCCAAGGAATTGTTTCACAGGTAAGTTCGCCATCTTTTTCTACAAACTTTGGGATAGATGAACCATAACTCGCAAGTGAAAGTCCCCAGTCATTGAGGAACATTCCAAATCCAGATTTACGCATCCACTCCTGAAGTTTAATAGTTGCTACCATTGACAGACCCAGCATAGATTCTTTGGTTGCTTTAATCTTGATGTTCTTTCGGTCTATGTCGGTAGCTCTGAACCAGATGTTCCGAGCAGCAGTTACGATATTAAAGAAGGGTTTTTCCCTACCTTTACTGTCGGTTTCCCCAGAAATATGTTTAGAATTTAAGTAGGCGTCAATCGTTTCTATTGTTTCACGTTGACTGAACTTTACATATTTTCCAATAGTTGTTTTGCCAGAGATATCATTTTGCTCCATATCCCTGACTAAATCACTTATACTTATATCATTCATAATTTATTTATTAATTTCTACCTATATGTCACGACGTAATCGCCTGTATAACCTGCTTGTAACTGGACAACTAACCCATCATCAAGGGCTATATCGTAGGTGTATGTTCCTCGTGGAGTTGATGACGACAATCTTGTTATGAATGTTGCGTCACCATTAACAAGAGCATCGGTTGATGTGGCATTATAGATATTCATTGCGTGTGCTGTTGTTGAAGCGACTATAATTGAACCTAATGTAACTGAACTATATTCAGCTGTTTTAATTAGTTGGTTAAATTCAGCTGCCTTTGCTAATACACCAGACATTTTTGCTGTTGAAGTAGCGTGATATTCTCCACCGACAATAACACTAGTCAAATCTGGCTCTATGTTTTTCTGTAGATTCCAACCTATAAATCCACTAATTCCTCCAAGAACTAGTACGGCTATTAGTGGGAATATCCACCAAGTTTTATTTTTTCCTTCGTTGTTCATATTTTTTCCCCATCATTTGTTAGAATTTATTTTAGTTTTATTAGATTCTTCATTTTTATCAAAAATTTCACTTTGAGAGTTTGTTGCGAACGAACTTTCTAGAGGTTGGTCGGTTAACATCTTGCCCTTAATTATAAAATACATTCTCATGAGCCAACAATCTGAAGCGTCTGGGCTACGAGCTATTAACTCTTTAACTTCGTCTTTTGTGGTCGCCATTCGCTTGTTATCGTCTTTAGTAGTGTCTTTATAAACTGATAACTCTTCAATAATTTCGTCCTTTAACTTGCCTTCCATTTGGCTTGCGATTTTATGATTGTTGACAAGCTCTCCAAGTGTGTAGATACATTGAACTCTTAAGTTCTTGTAGTTAGATACAAGAGGAGCGTTCTTCGTATAAGAGACATTTGGAAGTCTGACTATGTTGTCGTCTGTCTTAATAGCTGAAAAAGAGCTTTTAAAGCCTATAATCCCGTCTAACATTGAACTATTAGCTACACCCGTCCCTACTCCTATGGCATCTACAGCTACGTGAGAGTAAGGGATACGGTCATCTCTAGCATACTCACGTATCTTGTCTATAATCGGTTCTGTGGTTAGGTGTTCAAATGACTCTCTGCGATATTCTTCTAGTCCTTCCCAGAATGAGAAGACGGTCTTGTCTGAGCCGTCATCTGCGATATCTACTAAAAGATATTTGTCTTCTGTCTTATTAATCGTATTACTAAATACATCTACTAAAGCGTCATAATTACATATAGCTTTGGAACTGTCTTCATAATCCCAGTTTCCAAACATAAGACGCTGTTTAGTAGCTTTGTCCTTAATTTCTTTCAAATCCTCTCCATAAGTCTTGGCTGTAAATGGATTATCTCCGTATAAGGACTGAATAAACTCATATTCTTTAGGTAAGGTTCTATCTCTCTTGGGTTTGTAGAATAGTTGATATAACCAGTTTTTCTTAGGGTTGAAGGTAATAAGCATTTTGGCTGGGGTTAGCTTATAGTCATCGTTTCTATGACGACCTATACGGGACTTTAAGACATCAAATGCCATAAAATCTATCTCACCAGCTTCTTCTATCCAACCACCAGTGTATTCAAGTGACCCTAGTCGTTCATACATAGGGTCTGAAGGCTGATACTTGAGGTCTAAGAGGTCTATACGACTTCCCTTAGCCATACCACTCACAAACTCAATATAGTTGTATTGTCCGTTTAATTTCCAACTATCACGACTAATTCCGTGAAAAGTACACACCTTCTCAAATGTTATAAAAGAACTCTTCATCAAACGACTCAACTCATTTCTGCCAATAAACCAACGTGAACCTGGATAGAAGTGACAATTAGTTGTAAGCCATTCTGCTCCAAGCCAACTCTTTCCGCCATTCAACCTCCCGCTCCACCGCCAAAACCTATATATTTAATTATACTATCTTGTAAAGCAGACCAAGCGAGGTCTTGCTTTATGGTAGGTTTTATTTCTATTTGCATAGGGCAGTAGAGCGGGATTCGTATCCTTCCCAGCGTTTGTGAACATTGTCTTTTAAATGTAAACGACGATGTTCGCTCCCGCTTAGTAACTCTAAATTATTTATATTATTATTTAATGTATCTCCGTCTTTATGATGTACGACCTCGTTTTTAGTTAAATATCTTCCTATATGCTCTTCCATTATAAGTCTGTGTTCTCTAACATATCCTTTTCTTGTCGCAAATGGATGTTCTGGCTTATAGATTAACTTATATCTCTTGCCGTTCCCTTGGTAATAACAAATTCTTTTCTATTCCAAGCGTTTTGTCCCTTAGTAAATCGTGTTTTCTTTCCATTCTTCTCTAAAACCTTGTTGGTTACTTTTAGGCAACATTCTTTACTACAATACTTTCCACGACCTAATTTAATTTTTGATGGATAGGTAATAAATTCCCTACCGCAATAACACTTCTTAATCATAGTGGGTAAAAGTGTTTTATTGGAAATAATAGTTACCCACTACGATTACTACTACTCCCAATAAAATACTTAATCTTTTTATTTTAATTATAACACATTTCCCATTTCCCACCTATTAAAAGGTTAATTATTTCAACTATTGCCTCAGCGTTCAATTTCTGATAATCGTATATTTTACGAGAATTACCGTTATACGATATTTCTATTCCATATTTTATCTTTTTTATCTCTATTGGAAAATTAATCATATTAATTTCTATTGACATATTTATAAATCTATGGTCTTTATTTTAGTTGAAAAATAATTATGTACTAATATATATATATCAATCAACGGGGGGCGGGGTCCGTGGTATACCCCCTTCCTTAACTCATATATGCTATTCTAAGAGCTTTTAAGGTCTAATGAGTACTAGCAGTGGTCTATATCTATGTGTAGGCTCTTATGTGTAATTCCTTTAGTGGTGCAGTCTCTACATATAAGGTGTGATACTTCCTTCTTGCAGTTATGACATATACCATATTGTGTTATGCCCTTCTTCTCATTAATAGTCAATGGGCGTTCA